CCTACAGCTACACCATGACTTGAAATCGTAATTGTTACTGTAGTTCCTGATTGAGAGTAAGTTCCTGTTTTTGTAAAACCTTCTCCTGGTGGAGTAAAAGTAAAACTGGCACTGTCATTTGCTCTACTATCAAGGAATCCTTCTATGGTGTCCGCATCTGTTTCTGATACCTCGAAAGTAAAATTATACACTTTTGGATTTTGATGAGCAGCAAGTCCAAATAATATTCTGTGTTCATAGCCATCAGCGAAACGAACAGTTCTAGTATTTGGTCGTGATTTTTTTTGTTGCCCGTAAGTGGGTGTGATTGAAGGAAAGGTAGCCATTATGCGAGTAAACCTCCAGGTCTTTTTTGCTTAATTAATTCTGATTCTATCGCTGCTGATAATGCAATGCCCAACTGCCTTCCTTCTTCTTCATCTCCTTCTACATTAGATCCCGAAGCATCCACGTTTACTACTATATTTGTCGATCCACCAAGAGCATGATTTGGTGTAATCATTCCAGAAACACCTGGACTAAATAATTCTGGACCACGTTCTCCAACAATATAGTCATTTCCTTTTCTAACAGAACCTCCATTTGCCTTCATAAAAGTAAAACGTGATACTTGTTGTTCGGGAGTTAGGGCTGCAACTGCACTACCCCCACCTCCACCTCCACCGAATAATCCTCCAAGTCCACCAAGTATCGAACCAAATAATCCTCCACCTCCTAATGTCCCTTGCATATTTCCGAATAATGCCATGTTAAATGCTGCATCTATTAGTTTATTTAGTACATTATTTAGTACATCGTTCAATGTAGATGTTCCACGAATCATTCCCTGGATTCCTTGTGCTATGTCAGTTGCTATTGTCTGAGACATTCTTTCAAATGCTGCTGCTGTTTCTTCCGCTAACTTTCTTTCTCTTTGAAGCTGGTTTAATCTCTTTTCATTTTCTATAAATCTTTCTCTATCTACTACTACTCCTGCATCTTCTAGTTCTCTTATTTTTACCTCTATTGCAAATTCCTCTGCTGTTAAATCTCTATGTTGCTCTAAAAATACAATTTGTTCTTGCGTTTTCTTCATACTCGCTTCCGCTACTTTTCTCTGCAATTCTTTAGCATCTGCTATAGCCTTCTCTACATTTAATTGGTCTTGTATTTCTATTGCTGCTTTGTCTAAGTCTCTGAAACCTGGGATACCTTCTTCATTTGCTCTTATAGCTCCTATTTGTGCTCTTCTTAGTCTTTGTTCATTGATTTTAGTTAATCGTGGATCGTTAAATATATTTTCATTGGCTTGATTAAGAGTGACAGTTCGTTTCACACCCTCTGCAAGCATTTTAAATATTCCAGCAGAATTTATCATATCTGCAAAACCAGCTTGCATTTGAGTCATTAACTGAGCAAAACTATTCGCTAATTCTGTAGTATCTTTTCCAAATTCTTCTAAAGAAGATACACCATCTGATCCGACTAAGCCAAGCATTTTTTTCCTTGTCTCTTCAAAAGCTGCTTCTTCATCTCCTAATTCTTTTAGTAGTTTTATGTTTTTCTCAAATTCTGTTCCAGTAACACCTAATGCTGCTGTTAAGGCTTCTACATTTTTAGTGGCAGGATTTAAAGCACTACCTAACTTTGCTGCCTCTACCCCAAACTGCTGGATAGGTGTTGCAATAGAAGTTGCAAGTAAACCTCCTGCAAAACCTCCCATCTGACCACCAACTAAAGATCCTATTCCACCACCTAATGCACCAGCACCAGCTACTAATGGTCCTTGTCCAAATAATAGAGGAAATGCACCAGAAATAATTGCACTTGATAAAGCTCCCGAACCACCGCCACCTCTAGCTGCTCCTCCAGTTGTTCCCCTTACACCGCCACTCGCTTGTTTAGTTCTGGCATTGCCTTGCTGTTGTAGAACTTTTAACTGTTGTTGATCTACCTTTAACTGTTCCTGTTTTCTCTTTAATATTTTGTTTTCTATTCCAAGTCTTTGACCTGTCTTTTTTATTTTTTCCTGTTCATTACGAAGTACTGTTCTATTTGCTTTGCCACCTTGAGCTAATTTATTTAACTTTGATATACGCTTCTCAAGATTACCTAACTGCTTATTGATAGTCCTGGTATTCAGTTTTATATTAACTTCGTAATTAGATGCCACTAATCTCGATAAAACATTACATTTAGTTTAGCGTACCTTACGATATTGAGCTTTCTTTTTCATATCTTCATACGCTTTTTCTTCTCTTTCCCCTTTTAACCTAAAATATGCGTTCCAGGCATAGAGTTCCTCTACAGTCATGTTCTTTTGTAAATGACCTAAAGTAATCCCTAAAGTTTCTGCAACGAAAAATTGTAAATATAAATAATTATCTTTATCAAGTTGTGCTTTTTACGGCATCAGGAGTTGCCTCCTCGCTCACTTCTTGCATTTTAGTCATAAGTTCTAACAAAACTGCTAGTGGTATCTCTCTTCTTAAACTAGGTTTGTCAGCTTCATTAAATAGTTTCTGACCATTTTCATCTTCAGCTTTATTTATTATTACCTGGAGAGCAAAGTCTAAACTTCCTTCTTCCTGACCTTTGTT